CAAAGGTTGCTTCCTCTACCTCTGCAACAGCAGACTCAACAGCTTGCTGGAGTGCCGGGCTAATAATTTTAGAACGCTCCGACTGACGCATTGTGTCTTCAGCGGCCCAGATGCCACGCCACAGTCTGTAATACTCATCAAACTTCTGTTCGTAATTAGCTTCAAAGTGGTCACGCCATTGGTCGCACTTGCTAATTACCCAATTCTCTAAACCTGACAAAACATTTGAGCGATTTTCGTAGTCCATCTTAATACCCTGCTATTGGATCTAAAAATTCAAAGTGTTCTTCTTCGTAGTCTACGTAGTAAGAAACTTTTGCCAATTGGTCAACGTAGGCGAGTGCGTCAACCAAGTCATCATGTACTAACGGATTGGGAAACTGGAAAAGCTCATCTAAGAACTCTGTTGTCCATTCCCCTTCCTGTAGTGTAATCTGCCCGTGTTCAAAACGTCCCTGTAACGCCCAAACAACACGATCTGTTTTTTTCTTGTTACCATGTGTTAGCTCTTCCACTCTGAAGAACTTCTGATTGGCTTTCATCATATCGGTTAGGTAGGGCAGTACAGCATTACGTAACGCTCCCTTCTCAATCCCTACAGCTATAGGCTCATAGGCCGCTACAGCTTCAAATATCTTACGTGCTGTCTTTTTAATGTCCCAGCGTCCGTGTACTATGTCAGCAACGTACCAGCCCTCCGTATTGGCCTTAACGATGGCAATGGCTGTACTATCTAGCTTTTTACCCTTGCCTGTCGCATTAGCGGCAATATCAGCAAAGCCTGCTAAATCAACAGCAATATAATAATCGCCATCATCCGGTTCTTCTTCAGCAAACTTAATCCAGTCTTCTTTGAAGATTTCAGATCCCAATGCCTCAAACGATGCCATAAATTCCTGACGGAAGGCATATGAAGACATCGACTTTTTAGCGATGTTAATTTCTTCCGGGTCAAGTAGCGGATTATCGTACGAGGTAAAGTGCCATGCTTGGTAGGTGGGATCATCCGATAATTCACCGTACTTGTACAACTCGTAAAAGTGGTTACGACCTAAAGGTGTACCAATAAACATCGCATGACCCTTTTGGTCAGCCAATGCAGGCCTCAGTACGGTTTCCCACACACTAGGCTTCATATCCGCATATTCATCGAGAACAAGGAACTTTAGGGATACACCCCGCATTGTCTCTGGTCTGTCTGCTCCCTTTAACGATATGGTGGCCCCGTTGATGAGCTTTATTTGCATGTTGTTCACATGCGACGACACCACGACAGGGTTGCCTAGTTCTAACAATGTGTTCCACATAATATCCCGTGCCTGTCCCTGTGTAGGGGCTACATAGAATACATGCCCTCGGTCAGTCTGTAGCGCATTGATGATAAGCATCCATGCCGCCAGTCGAGACTTACCAGTACGTCGTCCAGCCGCAACGATCTTAAAACGTACAGGGCTATCGAATACTTCTTGTTGCCACGGTAGTAGCTCTACTTTGAGTTCAGTCAAGCAGGCTATTCCGCATCAGCATATTATTACGCATGTCCATTTCGTCTAGGAACGGGTACACTGGCTCGCCTTCTTCATCCGTCGGCACAACGTCAGATCCCGCACCAGCTTGTGGTATCTCAAACCCCAAAGGGGCTAACATGTCTAGTATGTCACCAAGTGTGTAGTCGTCTAAGTCTACACCGCCTGCTAAGACATCCTCGGACATGCCCAGTGCAGAAAGTCCTAGTCCGACTGCCGCACCTGCTGGTCCAAAGATTTTTAGTTTGTCGTAAACAGGATGTATCTTACCAGAGTTGGTACGAAGTGATCCCACTTGCTTACCTAGTTCTACTTCGCCTTTGTACTTCGTCGGGCGTAGGCGGGGTTCGCTGTCCTTGTCTGGATAACGAGACATCTCAACCCCTTCGGGATATTCTGTCTGCATAGCGTAGTAGTGCTTACCACCCTTCTCTACAGACACCACGGGAAACTTCGGGTTTGGTGTCGGGTCGATGCCCTCTGGAGCCTGTTCCCACTTCCAGCCACCTTCCTGCTTAAACAGATTGGTTTTGACTTGGCTTTTGCCTTTAACACGCTTACCGGGTTGATCTGATTCTGTAGTTTCTTGCGACACAAGCATCTTCGCCTTACCGTCAGGCTCAATCTTAATGACAGCCGACTTAGGAAACTGCCCTGTGATGTCTTGTTTCGTTTCACCCATTGCAACGTAACGACCACCGGGAGTGTAATCAAACTCACTCAAAAAAGGCTTGTATGCTTTGCTTTCAGCATCAAACATACGCTGGGGCGCAGGCATCACTGGCCGTCCTTTTTCGCTCAACTCTTCAAATAAACTCATGCGCTTTTCATCCATTCTACAAGCTCTACAGATCGATTGCCTACTTGGGTGTACCAACGGCTATCCACCATTTCATCACCCGCTTTCACCCAATTCCCTTCATTCACAGCCGTCACCATGTTTTTAAACTGACCTAAACGACTCCTGCCCAGATTGAAAGCCATATTGACTAACACACGCTTCACCTGATCTGGCAGGCTGTCGAAGTTGAGGAACAAGGCTCGACAGTCTGTTAAGGCTTCGTCACAGTCCTGCTTAAACCATTCTAACACCTGTGCCATGTCCACTTCTGTTCCAACAGGAAGCTCTTCATCGCCTAACAAGGCATGTCCAATCCCTGCTGTCGGTATATTCTCTGTGCATAAGTACACAGATGTCTTACACCCTTCGTGTCGTGTCAAATCCACTTTAATCTGTTCAAACAATTCTTCAGTCATCTGATTCCACCGGCTCAACATCTATAATGTCTTCATCGTTCTGCACTGACGCACTAGCCCCAACGCCTGTAATCGTAATGGAAACACTATTCTTCCCTTGAGACATCTTATCTTTCTCAAAATAGCTAACAGGAAGTAGTCTATCCATTAATAGCTTCCAAGCCGCCGCTTGGTTTTTATGCTCGTCGTCTAGTGCGGCATTAAATATCGCATCCATAACCTTCCCAGACTTTGGAGAGGCTAACATACGAGCTTTGTATTCATTGATGATGGCGGCATCGCCGGGAGGTCTTCCTCTAACGCCCCTGTTGCCCTCTTTCTTGGCAACTACTTCACCCTTTTTAGGCCGTCCACGACCCCTTTTTTCAATTTCTGGCATGGAACTATTCCGTTTTATCCATAGGCTTGATAGTGTAGCACAAAAAAGCGTCAAAGTCAACTATTATGGCATGGATATTGCTTGGTTGACATCAGCACAGATTCTTGATAGATATCAAAGGCTTGATATTCGTGCATTTTAATGACTTTTAAGGCCTTTTAAGACCTTTTTTGCTATTTTACCCTCTTGCAAGTCTGTGCAGGTACTATAATATATTAAAGACTGCATAGCCCTCCCCCGGTGGGTCGATCAGGCCTGTGGATAACTTTACAGGATTCTGTTGATAAGCTGTGGATAACCTGTGCAGTTCCTGTGGATAACTTTAAAGTTCTGTGAATAACCTGTGGATAACTTTATCGACTGCCTGTGGATAACTATGCAGGCTGTGGATAAGTCTGTGGATAACTTTACAGGCTAAAAAGTTATGCACAGGTTTCTGCACAGGCTGTAAAGCGTCGCTGTACAGGCTATTTTGTCCGGATTCTATGCAGGCTGGACAGGCTGGACAGTGAAAAGAGAGTGACAGTTAAGTACCCACTAGGGCTAAACAGGCCTGAATATCCTGTTCGAGTGCGCCTAGTCTAAGACGCATTGTAAAGCCCTGTAACGGCCTGTAATGCTATCGGGTAATACTAGGGTATATGAAATGATACAGCGTCGCTTGTAGCGGCTTAGAATGGCTGGGAGCGATATGCTGCTTATATGTTTTCACGACTGCACTACATGGTAGGCAGGCATAAAAAAGCCCGCACAATGGCGGGCTAGATAGTCGGTGGGTATTGTGTCGGTTTAATCGCCGATGAATATTTTCCAAACTAGAAAACTTACTAACGCAATTTCGGCTAATTCAATCATTAATAAACAACTCCATGATAAAGACACCAAAACCCAACACTAAAGAAAAGCTGGCAATACCAGCGACCAATAAAAACAATTCCGCACTAATCATTTTAAACTCCAGCGATTAAATCAGGATTGGTAATAATAAAATCACTATCAGAAGTTTTGGCCAATCCTTTAGCCCGTAATCCGATAATAATATTCTTTGGGTCGTCAACACGTACGTCGTGTAGGTCGCCGTCTATAACCTGCCTGTCCATAAACCGGCTAGGCAAACCACCGCTAAAGACGACGGCAATGTTTGCGCCGATATTTAAAGCCCGCTCTACCGACTTCCGATACAAGGCTTGGCCTGAATAACTAAACGTTAAATGGTAGTTATCTGGCGTCGTACCCAAACGATTAGCCCGTTTGGTGTAGTCGTAAAACTTAACGTCGGGAAAAGCTTGAGGTATGCCGAAATCTTCCCACGCAATATCAGACAAAACGTTTAATCGAATAGCCGGTATTTTATTTTCCCTATATGCTTTACGTCGCATAAATTCAATATCGGCAACTAATAGTTTTAAGAATTCCGGAAAGTTATTGTGGAACAATTCGGCTTTCCTAGTGCGAGCTTCGATGACATTCTTAAATCGACCACGACCGGCTGATTTTAAACAGGCATCAAAACAGCCAGCCGCTTTACTGGCAGGGCATAGTTTTGCATCGGGCATTAAAGACAATCCAGCAAATAAATATTTGTCTGAATACTTGTTAGTTTTGGCTAATTTAGAATTGCCATTGATTGATAGTAAATTCATTAGATTGCTCCCATATTCATTCGATCAACATCTAAGCCCCGAATAATAGCCGACGCTAAATCAGCATCGGATTCGGTTTTAAATAGATACCGAAGTGTATTGTCGTCTTTGGGATAGTCAGCAATAGATTTAAAATCTAATCCAACCACCTGAAACAAGTTTTCAATATAACCAGCATGTTTATAACTAGGCTGATCGCCGTCCATACACTGTAGCATTTCAAGCCCGCTTAAATCATTTGGTACACGTGACGACCATTCATAGCCAGCGCACCAATTGGAACTAGCGTACGGATTCGGTACTGGTTTAATGTCTGAAGTATTCATAGGGTGTTTATCCTTTGGTTTATATGTTTTTAGCATTGTTTTCTATCCATTCGTTTAAATCATAATATGGTGAACATTGCCCAACGATTGAATCGTCAGTAAAAATCTCAATCCATCCAATAACTGTCATATTAAATATCCATCCTGTATTGAAGGTCAAAATAATATTCAGTGTCGCCACACTGTTTCCTATGGGTGCCGATAGCGTAATCCATAAAGGCTTTACCAGCGGTGCTATCGTCATAACGATTAATGCCGAAATAATCCATACAAGACCGGTTAATAGCCCGCCAGTCGTCCGTAGATATTTCGTAATCGTCCGGCAGGTCAAAACCGAAGTGTCGGTCTTTCATGTCGTACAGGTCTTCCGTCTCATGTAACGTCGTGTGCGAGTACCAAACGTCGCCTAAATTGTCGCCGAATAGATAGCCTAATAACTGCTTAACTACGACTAAATCGTCTTTATATGACATTGAATAGTTCCTAATATAAAAAGCCCGCCGAAGCGGGCTATATAGTTTTTAAGCTTCGTTTAAAGCACCGACAGCGAAATTCCAAATATCACGACCTTCGGTGCGCTCAACTGCAATAGTAAGCCGTCCGACGTGTACTTGATCGAAACTATTTTCGTGATTAGCCCCTAAACCCCGATCTTTACGTGAACGGATACGATAAAAGCCTTGAAGCCCTAAAGCCCCATCCGAGAAACGCACTGTCCCTTTAGATTCAGGCTTAAATTTAATGTCGTCACTATTAAAATAAAAGCGCACCAAATCACGGGCTAAATCGTTTTCTAATTCCGCCGGTGTTTTTACTGTTTCGATTTGAACAGGCTTTTTAAAGAACAAGTTTTTAATTGAATTAAACATATTAATTTTCTCCAGTATGTTTAAAAGCCGCATTGTTGCGGTGGCGCATTATAAGCATGAAACGCTACCGGCCTGCAAGCCCCTACCGAAAAAAAAATAGATGAAACGGGCGAGTACACTAAAAGCAAACGGAAGTACAGAAATTTTTGAAATTATTTTTATCCACAAGCTCGGTCGAACACTTATACACAGGCAAAATACCCTGTGGATGAATTGTGGATAAGCTGTGGATATCCTGGGGATAACTTTTTCGTCGTACGCAGGCGCACATCCCAGAAGGCTCCACCTACATACATCAAAGGGACTGTCGAACCCATAGGTTGGGACTGTTGAACCCACAGAGCTAGTATGGTATAATGCACCTTTACCAACCAAGGGACAGCAAGACCTATGAGATGTAAAGCATGCAACGTAGAACTCAACGACTTTGAGTCAACACGCAAAAGCACTACCACTGGTGAGTTCTTAGATCTGTGTAACACTTGTTACGGGTCTGTAAAGAATGACGTACAAGCCATTGAAAGATATGATTTAATGGATGTTCAAGATGAGCTTGACGATATGGATAGTTTGTGATATTTTCTCTATATAGACTATATACATAGACTATTTAGCTAAATAGCTATTTAGTTCTTTAGGGATTCTATACATAGAACTAGTATTACATACTATATAGGGGACAGCATGGCCGGTAAGATTCCAACAGTACATCGTGATGCCTTGAACGGNGGTTTGACAGGTGACAGTGCTTACAAGTGGGCATTGTTCGTAGCCGACGAATACTTGTTCGACCCTGAGCATCATTTGCTGTATGATACGTTCACTGCGATGGCAGAGTCGCTGAAGCCTGCAAAGGGTAAGGCACAGGTGGCATCGTTTCATTCACAGGCCTTGGAAGCTGAGATTGAGAAATGGAGCAAACAATGAAACACATCCCAACACAGATGCTAGTGAACGAACTAGTGCAAAGGCTAGACGACTACATTGACTACGGTGTGGACGATTTTGCCTGCACAGCGGCGCAGTACGATGAGGCGTTGTTGGCAGACATTCACACAGGACTGGATAAATTACAGCATGCATATATTGAAACGGTCATGGGTCGTGTGTTAGAATCTATGGGTCAACAAGGAGACGAATGATGTATCAAGACGGTAAATGTTATTTCTGCACCCACTGGTATTGGGACGAGGCAGAGAACGAGTATGAACTCTGTGGAATGTGGAAGTTTGAGAAAAACTATCCAGCCATGCCGGACTATTGGCATCTGCAAGAATTAGACGTAGAGGCGTTTAATGGCAAGCTTCAAGATCCAAAAAGCTTAGACGTGACAGTCACATCTGATTGTTACGAAAAAATCAAGGCCGAAGGGCCATCATTTCTTTAGGAGAAGTTTAATGGCATTTGTAGACACCCACGTTGGTTGTCCTAAGTGTGACAGTAGTGACGCTTTTGCAGTGAACGATAATGGATGGGGACATTGCTTCAGTTGTGGGTCTAACATCCCACCAGAAGGGTCTGTAAAATCAGGTAGCACTGAGGGGGTAAAGCCTTCTTCAGGTAGGGTAGTATCCCTTCCTACCAAAACACCTCCCAGTACCCCTTACAATGCGTCTCAGGGGGTGTTTTACAGCAACATCACCGACCGCAAGATCAACTCGACAGTGTGTGAGTTTTATGGTGTTGGAAAACGTGGTGAAGACATGGTGTTTCCATACAACGACAACCAAGCCGCAAAGGTGCGTATCGGGAGCCAGAAGAAGTTTAAAACCGAAGGTGATTGGGGAGCTTCTGTCCAGTTGTTTGGACAAGATAAATTCCCTGCTGGCGGTAACACGGTGGTTGTTGTGGAAGGCGAGTACGACGCACTGTCGGCATATCAGATGCTAGGTGTTCGTAAGGTGTCTGTCGTGTCCGTTCGCAACGGTGCAGGCACAGCCTTAAAAGACTGCAAAGCCAACTACGAATACCTCGATACGTTCAAGCATGTTGTCTTCAACTTCGACAGCGACCCAGCAGGCTTGCAAGCACAGGCCGACTGTGCCGAACTGTTCAGTCACAAGGCAAGCTGTGTCGTACCAGTCAATGGATTGAAGGATGCTTCAGACTTCTTACAAGCCAATCGCACAGCAGATTATTTAAATGCTGTGAAGCATGCAGAACGCTGGACACCTGACGGCATTGTCGCAGGCTCCAACCTGTATGAAGAGGTGATGAAGCCTGTACAGAAGTCTGACGTGGACTATCCATTCACAGGCCTTAACAAGCTCACCTACGGCATCCGCAAGGAAGAACTGGTGACAGTGACAGCAGGCTCTGGTCTAGGTAAGTCT